TCATCGAGCAGTTCCTGGAGGATGTTCTCTAATGTTTACCAACCGTGTAAGACAGGCCATCGCGGCCACCCTGCAAGGCCTGCCGTTGTCGGCGACCGTGGAAGAGTTCACCCCGCCGAAGATCGAGTTCGATATGGAACCGATGACCGGCGGACGCTTCATCGCCGAGGAAATGGCCAAGGGCGGCAAAGTGCTGGGCGCCACCCTCATTCTGCAAGGCGCCGGTCCGGAAGTCATGCTTGCCCTAGGCGTGAAACTGGGCGACGACATTCTGCTGAACGTGCGTGAAGCGGGACAGGATCAGGACGGCAACACCTGGTTCACCTATCACACTGTCGGCGGCAAGCTGAAATCTCTTGGAGAAGCTGCGCTGAAAATGGGCGAAAAACCCAAGACCACCCTCGAACTCTCCTGCCGCACATACAACCGTCTCGAAAACGGCATTCCTGTGATCGACATCGACGTGCGTACCCAGAAGTTCATGCTCAACGGCGTGGACATTCTCGGTGATGCCCGTCGCGCTGTGCTGATCACATAACCCCTCGCACTACCTCAATACAACTCAGCTAAACGCAGTCCCTGTGGAGAGCGAGCCGGTTCCCACAGGTTGCACACCCAAGGAATTCATTTCATGTCCTGGACACCTCCCGTTCATGCCCTGTTGTCGCCGATCACCGGCGACGATCAGTCGGCCATCGAACAGATTCAACTCAAACCGTTGTACTACGCCGCACAGAAAGAGGCCCTGGCACGTGCCGGCGATGATGAGGACGACCAGTTTTTCGAACTGGCTAAATTGGCCACTGGTCTTTCAGTCAAGGAGCTCGACCAGCTCAAACGCCCGGACTACGTGAGCATCGCGCAGTACGTGCATGAGATGTCGACCCGTCCGGCGTCATATTTTCTACAGCCGGATATCGAAGTCGAAGCCGTGGACGATCCCGATCAAGTGCAACTGCTGCAACCGCTCAACGTGGCCGGCCGCAGCATGACCTCCCTGACGCTGGAAATGCCCGTACTACGCGCCACTAAAGCGATGAAAAAACTGAAAACGGCCAAGGAACGCGCCGAGTTCATCACCGCCCATTGCACCGGCTTGATGCTTCCCGACCTGGACCTGTTGACCGTGCCCGACTGGACACAGCTTCAGGTACGCATCGACGATTTTTTAAACAAACCGGCGGACTTCTTTCGGAGCGCGACATCGAAGTAATTCTCGATGTCGTGCCGCTCATTTACTCGATAAGTGAGGCGGAAATTCTGGAATGGGACGCCGGCAAGGCATTGCGCCGATACGACATTGCGATCACTCGCCTTGGCGTGAAAAAGGAGTAGAGCGGGATGGCGGACGATAGATATTCACTCAAATACGCAGCCATCGATAACAGTGGGCTGGCGTTCGCAAATACCAGCCTGACTACCGCTGCCACGAGCGTTATGTCAACACAAGGTACGGGCCCCTCCGTCAGGGATCAAATGCCGGGCCTTGGTCTGGTGCTGGAAAATGTCGGAATCAAGCTCGGGCTGCTGACGGCGGCTATTGAGTCGTTGACCCTCAAACTTTCGTCGCAACGTTTGTTACCGCAGGCAACGGGAGCCGGTGAAAAGTGTGAGTCGACTTGCGAGCAAAAGAGTGCGGGAAAGTCGAGTAGCGGTATCGAACCGCCGGACTTGCTTAAACCCGCGATAGCGATGGATTTGGCCAGGGCCGATCTGAAGCAGGCAGGCCAGTTTACCCCGCGCCAGAGCGAAGAGATGGCGCAGTCAACCCAGCAAATCGCTATCGCTCCGCTGGTGGCGGCCGGAGGGACCGAAGCGGTTGATTTGGTGAGGATTGCAACGCTGGCCGCCAATGCAGGAATTGCGGGTGATCTGCCCAATGCTTCCGACCGACAGTTTGAGCTGCTGCGCTTCGCCAGTGATGCTGGCGTTGCCGCGTCGGCGTTCAAAATGCCGGCCATGGATGTCGCAGAGATGATGCTCGGCTGGCGCACTTCCATGAAGCTCAATGGTACTCAAGCCTTTGACCTGGCGGATACAGTCAACCATCTGGGCAAGATACCCGGTGGTGCGAAAGCGGCCGACATCGGCGCCGTTTTGCAGCGTGATGGTAGTGCTGCTACAGCAGCAGGCCTGGCACCCGCGCATGCCGCCGCGTTAACGACGGCATTGTTGAATACCGGTACGCAGATGGCTGAAGCCGGCGTAGCGCTGAAAGACATCGCCGCTGCCATGGGCAAGGGAGATCAAGCCTCCAAAACCGAGCGGGCAGCGTGGAAGCAGCTGGGTCTTGAGCCGAAAGCGGTGGCGAGCGGCTTGCGTGACAAGGAGACGGCACCTGGCACGGTGATGTCGGTGCTTGCGGCCTTGAACGCGCAACCTGCCGAGAAACGCCCGACGCTTGCCTTTACCCTGTTTGGCAATGGTGATAAAGCGGCACTGCGCATGGCGCAAAACCTTGCCGAAGTGAATGGCGCCTTCTGGCAGGTGAAAGACACTGCTCAGTACGCGACGTCGGAATTGGGTAACAGCGGCTCGGTAAGGCAAGACGCACTCGCGCTGTCAAAAACCCGGCAAGGCCAGCTGAACGTTATGAGCGCACGCAATGATCGCCTGTCGGTGACGACGGGCAATGCGCTGGCACCTGCGACGAATAGCTTGCTTCACTCGCTTGGATCCCTGGTTGATAGCTTGAGCGAATCTGCTGAAACCTCACCGAAAGCCACTGCTGCAATTGTGCTCGTTGCAGCCGCGATCAAACCGCTGGTGGGGGCGCTGTTCAAAGCTGTCATGGATGAGATGACCAGTCGGGCTGCCAAGCGAGTATTGGGTGGCGAGGCTCCCCGTCTCCCCGGCAATTCTCTGAAAGGCTTGAGTGCTTCATTGGGCGTATTTAAGCGCTTTTTACCTGGAGCATTTGCGTTAAGCGCTGCCCCCGATGTGATTGAAGGCACGATGAACGGCGACCCCAAGATGCTCGGCACTGGCCTGGGTGCCGCGGGCGGCGGCTGGGCCGGGGCTTCTGCAGGTGCTTCCATGGGCGCTGCTGTGGGTACCTTGTTCGGTCCGCTCCTCGGCACGGCCATTGGCGCAACGGTAGGCGGGGTCGTCGGCGGACTGGCAGGGAGCTGGGTAGGTGGGGAGGGGGGTAGTTGGCTGGGCGAAAAACTCGCCGCACCTGCCGATCAACTCTCCGCACCGGACCAGGTCAGCAAAGACCTGACCAGCGCCCAAACTAGCTATCAGCAGAACTCAATGACGGCGAACATTTACATCAATGGCCAGGATCAGGCCAGCGCCAGTCAGTTGGCGAATCTGGTTGTGCAACAGATCTCGGGCCAATTCGGACTTATGACCCTGCCCAACTCACTCGCCATGCGAAGTGACGCGGCCCTGACCGATGGAGGTAGCTGATGCGTCAGCAAATGGTGTTGGGCACTTTCATTTTCGGCCTGTCCAGAAACTTCGCTTACCACAACTTGTTACGTAATTCGGATGGTGGCTGGAAGGTTATCGAAACTGCCAGCAGTAAGCCCCTATCCAGTCAGACCGGCGAAGGCCTGCAAAAACTGAAGATAACGGGCAAATCGATGTACGCGACGGCCATGGAACGGCTTGACGAATTGCGTGCTATGCAGGCGCGGCACGTCGCGGTGCCATTGGTTGACGGCACCGGCCGCAATTGGGGGCTATGGCAGATCGTCACGGTGTCAGAAACCCAGTCGAACGTGATTGATGACGGCACCGCGATGGTGGTCGATTGGTTCATCGATTTGATGGAGTACGCCAATGCGTAATGTTCGAAGTATCGCCGGTGATTCAGTGAATCTGTTGCTCTACCGGGCGCTTCAGCGCTGTGACGATATCGCCGAAGAGGCGCTTTGGCGCCTCAATCCGGGGCTCGCCGAATACGGTCCGGTATTGCCGGCGGGTGTGCGGGTGCTCCTGCCGGAGTTGGACTCAAAACCCATTGCACCCAAGCCGGCATCGGCCTGGGATTAAGGAGGCGGCATGTCACTTGGTTTCACACCCTCGGTGGAGATTTACGGCGCGAATGCTGCGCTGCTCAACGAGCGATTGATTTCATGGCAGCACATCGATGCGGCGGGGATAGAGTCCGATCAACTGACGCTGACCATTAATCTGGATGGACTCGAAGGATTACCGAGCCTGGGCGGAAAAATCGGCTTGCGAGTGGGCTATGTGGAGTCGGGCCTGGTTGATAAAGGTGAATTCGTGATCACCCGGCGCACGCCGACGCTGTTTCCCTTGCGTATGACGCTGGTGGCTACGGCGGCACCGTTCAGTGCTGCGGATGAAACCGGCTTCAAGCAACGCCGATCAGTCAGCCATGGTCCGACCACCGTGGGGACGCTGTTTCGCCAGTTGACATCCCGGCACGGATTTTCACCGCGCGTCGCCCCTGAACTGGCGCAGATCCAGATTGAACACATCGACCAGTCCAATGAGACGGACATGGGGTTTCTGACCCGCCTGGCCACCCTCCATGACGGTGTCGCCAAGCCGATCAATGATTTGTATGTGCTGGCGCGACGTGGGCAGGCGAAGTCGCTGTCGGGCAATGTCATGCCGGACATAAAGCTCTCCGTGACGACTGACAATCGTCCGGGCGAGGAGGCTTTTATCGCGGCAACCCTCGAAGAAACCGCTCGGGCGAAATATCAGGGCTGCAAGACCGGTTGGTGGGATGCAGCCGCCGGGAAAGTGCGCGTCGAGGAAAGCGGCATCGCGCCGTTCAAGACCCTTCGTCAACGCTATCAAAGTGCAAACGACGCCCGGGCCGCCGCTGAGGGCGAGGTGCGCCGGATGATGCGTGAAGCATTGAAGGTGAGGATCGAGTGTCCCGGCAATCCAGGATTGTCCGCCGAAGGTCTGGTGCTGCTGGACAGTACGTGGCCCGATTTCATGCGCGGTCGTTGGTCAATCGACAAGGTTACGGCCAGTGGCAGTCGTCAGAACAGCTATCGCTGTTCCATCGAGGCGACCTGCCTGGACGCTCGGTCCTTGGCGCATTGAGTGCTTTGTGCCGATGACGGCCGAGTAACTTTCCATCCTTTCCATGGAGGTCATCATGACTGTTACGCAACAACTGCTGGAAACCGTCATGCCCAACGCCCGCCCCCAAGCGGGCGTTTTCATTTGCGCACTCAACAACGCGATGGCTCGCTTCAACATAAACACCCCGAAACGCATTGCCGCTTTCCTCGCGCAAGTCGGCCATGAATCCGGGCAGTTGCAGTACGTGCGTGAGCTTGGCAGCGAGCAATATCTGAGCAAGTACGACACCGGCGCGTTGGCCGCCCGTTTGGGCAATACGCCCGCACCCGACGGTGATGGTCAAAAGTACCGTGGCAGGGGCCTGATCCAGATTACTGGCCGCGACAATTACCGTGAATGCAGTCTCGGACTGTTCGGTGATGACCGTTTGCTGTTTCTGCCAGACCTCCTGGAAAAACCCCAATGGGCCGCCGAATCCGCCGCGTGGTTCTGGCAAAAAAACGGCCTCAACGAACTGGCCGACCGCGACCAGTTCAACAGCATCACACGTCGTATCAACGGTGGGCTCAACGGTCTGCAAGATCGTCTGTTGTTGTGGGCACGGGCGAGGGCGGTGCTATGCCAGTCTTCGGTCTGACGCCGGTTTCTTGCCGGGCAATTGGGCTTGTTGTGTTTCTGGCTGTGTTGGCCGCAAGCTCGGCGGCGCTGGCCTGGCACTTCCAGGATTGGCGGTATGGCCGGCAACTGGCGGTACAGGCTCGCGTGCATGCCGAAGCGTTGAATCGGCTGGCAATGGCTGCAGCAACGCAGCAACAGGCCGAGCAGGACAAGCGTCAGGCGCTTGAACAGCGCCTTTCAATCAGTGAACAAGTCCATTTTCGAGCGCTTAGCGATGCCCAACGTGATCAAGGTCGCTTGCGCGATCGTCTTGCCACTGCTGATGTGCGCTTGTCGGTCCTCCTCGACGCCGATGACGCTGCCTCAGGCTGTTCAATGCCAGCCACCTCCCGCGCCAGCAGCGTGGATCATGGAGGTGCGCGTGCCCGACTTGACCCGGCGCATGCTCAACGAATTATCGCCATCACCGACGCCGGTGACAGCGGATTGATTGCCTTGCAGGCGTGTCAGGCTTATATCAGAGCCGTCACTCGCTAACATTTTGATCAATCCTGCGCCTTGCAAGCGCCATCTGCTCGTGTACGGTAGTTCTCATTCCGCTCGATCAGGAGAAGCCCGTGAAAGAAATCACCCAGCTGGCCGCTGAGCTTGGCAGGCGCATGCAGGTTCTCAATGCCCACGTCACTACAGCCGAGTCCTGCACCGGCGGCGGCATCGCCGAGGCGATCACCCGTATCCCGGGGAGCTCGGCGTGGTTCGAGGCCGGTTATGTGACGTACTCCAATCGCCAGAAAACCCAACAGTTGAATGTGCCGGTCGAGTTGTTCACGACGGTCGGTGCGGTCAGTCGCGAGGTGGTTGAGGCGATGGTTCGCGGTGCCCAGGACAAAAGCCACGCGCGTTTTGCCGTGGCGGTCAGCGGTGTGGCAGGGCCG